CTGACGCAAATCTAGCTGGTGATATGTATCCCGATCAAAGTCTTTATCCCGCTAATAGCGTCCCGCAGGTTGTTAAAAAAATTAATAAAGCACTCCAGAGAGCAGACCAAATAGAAACAGTTGAAGGAAATACTCAAGTTGATTATTATGCCCCAATAGTCGCAGACGCAGAAGCAGGGTTCGGTGGTCCTCTAAACGCATATGAACTTATGAAGTCAATGATTGAAGCCGGTGCAGCCGGTGTTCATTTTGAAGATCAACTTGCTTCTGAAAAGAAATGCGGTCACATGGGTGGCAAGGTTCTTGTTCCTACAAGTCAGTTTATCCGCACCTTGACTGCTGCAAGACTGGCGGCTGATGTATGTGACACACCAACCGTATTGATTGCTCGCACGGATGCTAATAGTGCCAAACTTATTACTTCTGATGTGGACGAGCGCGATCATAAATTTATGACTGGTGAAAGAACACCAGAAGGGTTTTATAAAATCACAGGTGGATTAGATATGGGAATCGCTCGCGGATTAGCTTACGCTCCTTATGCAGATTTGTTATGGCTTGAAACTTCGACACCTTCTTTAGAAGAAGCTCAGAAGTTTGCCGACGCAATTCATTCAAAATTTCCTGGTAAATTATTGGCTTATAATTGCTCCCCATCTTTTAATTGGGAAAAACATTTAGACAAATATACTATTGCTATGTTCCAAAATTCGTTAGAAAAAATGGGATATAAATTTCAGTTCGTAACACTGGCTGGATTTCATTCATTAAATTATAGTATGTTCAAGTTATCTAAAAATTATAAAGAATTAGGAATGTCCGCTTATTCAGAATTGCAACAAAACGAATTTGATGAAGTTCATAATGGTTTTACCGCTGTAAAACATCAACGGGAAGTCGGTACAGGCTATTTTGATAGGGTTTCCCAGATTATTAGTGGTGGGGAGTCCTCTACCCTCGCATTAAAAAATTCTACTGAAGAGGAACAATTCTAAACAATTTTTTTCTCTTGACACCTAGTATCCTCATGGTTTAGAATAGTATTCATAAGGTCGCAACTCGGCTCAAGGAAACTATGAAGGGAACATTAGCATTTATTATTTTAATAAACTTCTTCCAATGTGAAGAACGTCCAAAGATAAGATGCAATAAAGACTTTTTCAAGTGTGCTGAAGACTGCGGTGATATATGCGAGAGATCAATAAATTTTGCTCATGAATTTGGAAAATGTTTTACTATTTGTAACGTGCCTTGCCGAAAAGAATATTGTGAAAAAATTAATAAAAAATAGATTTAAAATTGGAGATATGATAATTTCCATTTGTGGTGATCATGGTTTAGTTCTGAAAACAGGATCAAGGCCTAATGATGACGGCAGTGGTAAAATGGGTGTCTATGCTCGTTGGGCGAAAGAAAAGCTTTCGTTTTGGATGGATATGGATGAACCCGCAATTGAGCTTTTTTGCTCAAAAGGAGAAGAAGTATGAGTGTTGAAGTCATTGGTGCCCTTATAGTCGTAGGACTTGTAGGCACATTTTTTTATTTGCGTTCTCGCAATAAATAAGAGGTAATAATGCCAAAACAATTAGTAATAACTGATTATATCGGTTTAGCGACTTTGGTCGCAACTTGTGGGCTAATGTTAGCCCTTTTCTTATAAGGAGAAAAAACAAATGAAATTTAACAAAAAAACAATTCAGAAAATTGGACTTGGAGCCCTTGTTATGGCTGCTGCGTTTTTGATTGGTAGTGAAGCGATGGCTGCGGAAACAGGAGTGTGGACCACTCTTAATGTATCCGGTAAGTTATCGAATAATCTAACCCTAAACGTAGGAGAGGAATTGCGCTTTGGAGATATTGCGGGTCCAACCTTGGCTCGTCAACATACGGATATTGGTGTCACTAGCAAGGTTAGTGATATTGTTAATGTTGGTGTTGGGTATCGTAACGTAAGCACTGGCGAGCAGCGCGTTTCGGTTTCGCTTGGGTTGCGACTTTTGACGGGAACTATTAATTTAGATAGTTTGTCAAAGTTGGAATTGCGAGATGGAGATACCATTCGTGGTCGAACTTCAATTTCGGCAGTCACAGCAGTTGGAGGTGTTTCGCCTTTTGTATCAGACGAAGTATTCGTTGATGATTCCGGTGTAACCGGAAATCGTGCTACAATTGGTGTATCCAAGTCACTTACCAATACAGTTGGAGTCAATGCATTTTATATGCTTAATTCAACGCTTGGTGATACAACTTCCAATGCTCATGTTATGGGTCTTGGACTTAGCGTATCGCTATAACAAAAATTAGGTAAAAAAAGATATTTTTTTGGGGGCGAAAGCCCCCTTTTTTTTGCTTTCTTTTTAAGTCCAAGTGTGCTAATATACTCTTATGAAAAGCGCACTTATAAACGGTGATTCTTTGGAAATTCTAAAGAAATTACCGGACAACTCTTTCGACTCGATGGTAACTGACCCGCCCGCAGGTATTGCGTTTATGGGTAAAAAATGGGACAAAGATAAAGGCGGTCGCAAGTTATGGATTGCTTGGTTAGAATCAATTATGACCGAAGCGTTCCGTACTCTCAAGCCAGGAGCCCACGTTTTAGTTTGGGCTATTCCCAGAACAAGTCATTGGACTGCTACGGCAATTGAAAACGCAAACTTTGAAATCAGGGATGTTGTTACACATATCTTTGGAAGTGGGTTTCCAAAATCTCAAAACATAAGTAAAGCGATAGACAAGTCAGCGGGCGTAAAACCAACTGTAATCGGAATTGCTAAAGGAGTGGGCAAGCAGAATCCAGAATGGAACGGCACAGCGCAGGGTCGCGCCGAAAATTCTTTAAAGCCTGAGTATGATTTGACAGTCGCTACAAGCCAAGATGCAAAACAATGGGACGGTTGGGGCACCGCTTTAAAACCTGCCAGCGAACATTGGATTTTAGCAAGAAAACCTTTATCAGAAAAAACTATTGCTGCTAATGTTTTGGAACACGGGACAGGTGGAATTAATATTGATGCGAGCAGAATAAATACTACAGATAATCTTAATGGTGGAGCATACGCTAAAAACCCCGCGCAGCAAGCAGAGGAAGACGTAGGCATTACTGCTGATTTATTCCGCGATACGACGAACTCTTACAATAGAGGGGGAGCGGGGGAATATGCGCCTCCCAAGGGAAGGTTCCCTGCTAATCTTATTCTATCTCATAAACCAGGCTGTAAACAAGTTGGAACCAAAGAAGGAAAAGGTTATACAATCAATAGATTTACCGATGGAGCAAAACCTTTTGGAAATGGCGCGGGACATCCTTACGAAGTAGAAGATCAGGGACCAGAAACAATTGATGTTTGGGAGTGTGAAGACGATTGCGCTATTAAAACCTTAGATGACCAAACAGGTGTTTTAACCAGCGGCGAACACAAGGGAAAGAGTAAAGGCAAATCCGGTAAAGATACTTTTGGCTTATATAAGGGTGAAGCAACGGAACAAATCTATTATGCCGATAGTGGTGGACCATCGCGGTTCTTTTATTGTGCTAAAGCTTCAAAAAGCGAGAAAACATTAAATAAAACAATTGAGAATAAACATCCTACCGTAAAATCACTAAAATTAATGAAATACTTAATAAATCTTGTAACGCCTCCTGGTGGGGTTGTGCTGGACCCATTTATGGGGAGTGGTACAACCGGACAAGCGGCATTAGAGGGCAATTTTGGCTTTGTGGGGGTCGAATTGGAGGCTGATAGTTTCGAGATCTGTAAGAATCGGTGCTCAAGCATAAAAACCCTAATTATTAATAAAAAGATAGAAGAAAAAAGCGTTGATCAAGTCGCGTCAGTGTGATACTATAGATATATGAAAAATAAAAAATATTTGGTGATAGATACCGAAACAGGTGGTCTAGATCCAGAAAAAAACAGTATTTTAAGCATCGCGGGGGTGTTGTGGGAACCAGGAAAGACGGTTGAACCTGTTTTTGACCTGTATGTCAAAGAACACTTTATTAATGTCGAGGAAGCTGCACTAAAAGTTAATAAAATTGATATGAATGAAGTGCATTTGGCTGATGAACCGTATATCGTTGTAAAGAAGATTCAAAATGCTCTAAATGAGAGACTTGGGAGCGATAGAAAAGCAATTCAGCTTGTTGGTCATAATGTTGCCTTTGATATTGCGTTTACAAAGCGTCTTTATCGTCATGCGGGTTTAGAAAAGGAATATCGCAACGACTTTCGCGATAGAGCGATGGATACTTGCTCTATTTTGGAATTTTTGATGCTTTCTGGTAAAGTGGAAGGGTATAGAGCGTCCGGTGATGTTTTGTTCAAGGCTGCGGGCGTCGAGATAGAGAAAAAAGACCGTCACACGGCTTTAGGCGATGCTGTAGCTACAGCTCATGCCCTAGAGTCATTAATTAAGAAATTTTAGGAGAAAATTATGTCAAAAGATAAAAAGAAAGCATGGGGAATCTTAACCGACGAGAAACCAACACTAAAAGAGATTGCCGCTTACTATAAGGGCAAAGGTGGCGGTCCAGAGGGTGAATCACATGTTATTGATGCAAATGCCGACAAGAAAGAAG